ATATCTTCTGTCTTGGCGGACAGGACACCACTTTGTCTTTTCACCGGAGCTTGCAGATTACAATCGTAAACCGATGAATCAACACAGTGGTCCTCATGCCACCGACAAATAACATTAAACGAAGAACGAGTAAGATCCACCCAAGTGTGATCCCAAGAACGTTGAACATTGCAGAATAAACGCTCCAACTCATCATCCGTTCGATAACCAGTTTCTATCATCTCCCAAGTTATATCAAACTCAGGACTGATTGGACTTTTCAGAACCAAACCATCCAACGAATCCCCGTAATTCTTCTCAACCCATTCAATGAGATGTAGAATTTCGGATCTAGTCCGTTGATCTGGCCAACTCTCAATGCGCAGCGCGAATGCCCGAAGCATAAGCCACCGCACATCAAGGTTGTCAGCCCCTTCTCGCAAACTACACATCGTTCGATTGCGAGATGGAAGAGGTAACCACATTGCACGCTTTTCATACCACAAAAAGTTCATCGATAAGAACGACACTTCCTTTAAGGGTCGAGGCAATTCACTCGGGGTAGTTGTGATTACACCAATATTAGACCACACCTCCGAGATGCCTTTCGGATTAAACCATGCGACAACTTCGTCGCTACACGTAAACGTATTGTCGTCACCATTCAAAGCCGCTTCCACGTGGGACATAAACTTCTCATACGATGCAAAAGCCGGAGCGTTCCGGGTTGCCAAGATGAGCCACGCATAAGCGAAGAGACGAAACAAAATCATTGTATTATCAACAATCGTATTAGCAGATCCCGAAGGATTGCCTGTATTTTTCATAAACACCTGACCATTGTCCATGACAAGCACGGAATCAACAATCTGGTTATACACCTCATTAAGCTTCACCCTTTCCTCCTCTGAATACTTGGTGAATACCTTACGAAGATACAATTGCCCAAACATGGCGTCACGAAACAACGACGCATCAAATGACGACTCATCGAGTTCAAAAGCATTGGGAAGACGGGACAATCTTCGATACAATCGATCCCAACCACCATAAAATTTCGTAGCACCTACAAAACTCCAATGCTTATTAGCCGTAGCATAAAACTTGTTGT